CGAAACGGAAGGTGGCCCGTGGCCGGCCATCGAGGCCGCCACCGCCGTGCTATGGGCTATCGACCCGCAGCCCGGCCAGGCCACGGCCGACGAGCCCCCGGCTCGCTGCCACTGGCTGCGGCTCGCCTGGCTGCAGCTAGTTCGCGTCACGTCAGAGGCGGCCGGCGGCGACGACGACGACGCCCCCCGCTGGGCACGTATGGACGCCGGCCAGCTGGCCGACGAACTCGCCTACTTGGCCGACTTTCAAGGCTGAGCGACAACCCAACCACAACCCCAACCACAAACCATAGGAACCCCAACCATGCGACCGCCCGAAACTCTCCCGAACGGCACGACCCTGCACTACGTCGAAGGCGGATACCGGATTCGCCGCCCCGAAATGCACAGCTTTCGCCGCATCCGCGTCCGCCTGGTCAGGGGCGACCACGGCACATGGTGGCGGGCCCGTTGTGACGCCTGGAACGGCTTCGCATGGGAGCGCGAATGGACAATCTCCCGCACGCTGTTGGCCTGCGTCGAAATGGCCGTTTCCCAATACGCCGCCGAGCTGGACGGCCGCTACGCCACCACCACGTCCCATGCCTGACCCAACCCCCCCCCCAACCCGAGGAGCTCACCCATGACCGCCGCCACGTTCGCCCGCCTGGCGTCACGCTATTCCGACCTGCCCGCCAACGTCCGGCAGGCCGTCGACGCCCTGGCCCTGGCCGACGCCCGCACGGCCGACAACCACGCGCCCCGTGGCACGGACGCCCGCCGGGCGGCCGACCGTTTCATCCTTGACCTGGACGCCGCCGGCGCCCCCGTCGGCCCGGCCCGGCAGCCCGTGGCCCGCTGCGTCCCAATGTTAGCCGACTGACTACAACCAGGCCCGCAGTATTGACAACCAACAACCGACCGCCACAATGCTTCCATGGCACCCAAAATCGACCCCAGCCTCTACGTCCGAGTTGGCACCGCCGCCGACCTGGCAAACGTGTCCCGATTTTGGATGCTCCAGCAGGTTTCCGGCGGCCGGATTCCAGGCGTCGAGATTGACGGCCAATGGTTCGTTCTCCGGTCGGCGGCCGCAGCGTATGAGCGGCACCCGACCGCCGGCCGGCCGCCGTCAGACGCCACGCTTGCCCGCCGGGCGAAGCTGGCACGGCGTCGCAAAAAGCCGGACGCCTGACCACCGCAGAATTTTTTCGCCTCACACTTGACCACAGTATTGCCGATTGTATATACATACACAACCACGCGGCACTGTGCCGCACAACCCCGGAGGATTGAGAACATGGCCCAGCTGCACACCACCTACGAAGTAGTCGCCGAACACGCCGACGGCCGACGCCTGCTGATCGTCTACGCATTCCGTAAGACGATCCGCCGCATGATCGAAATTGTGCGGGAGCGGCACGACACGATTGCCACGGCCACCGATACCAGGCTCGACCGCGTGACCGACATTACCGGCGGCACATACCCGACCTGCCGGTATGGCGAATGGACGATCCGCTACACCGGCCGCACCAGGCTGCAGGCCCGCCAAGAGGGTGAGCTGCGGTCGGTCGCCGAGGCCGCCCGCGACCCCGACGCCACCGTGCTCGAGGCCGCCCCCGCCGTGCTGGCGATTGCTTGACCGACAACCCGGCCCGGCACGTTGCCGGGCCGGACAACCCGCGGCCATGGCCGCACAACCCCAGGAGAGAACTCATGAAATCGCAATACCCCGAATATGAGTTTGCCGTATCACTCGCCGAACGGATCGCCCCCCAGCTTCCGGCCGGGTGGTACGCCGTTACCGCCGTCGGCACAAACAACGGCCGCTCATGCCAGCAGGTGATGATCTACCAGGGGTTCGTGATCGGTTTGCCGCTGCCGCCACAACCCACCGCCGAAGAACTCCGGACGGTTTGGGCTGTCGCTCGCCGCTGCGACGACGATCGAGTTGAATCGCAGCTCACAACGTCCGGCGCCTGCATTGTGATCGGGGGTGCCGAATGACCGACAACCTCGCCTCCCTCGCCGCCGGCCTCATTCACGAGGAGCTGAGGAAGGCCGAAGGCATCACCGCTTGAAATCGACCGACAACCCGGCCCGGCACATTGCCGGGCCGGACAACCCGCGGCCACGGCCGCACAACCAGGAGAGAACCAATGACGACAACCAAAACCGCCACCTGCCGATTCCGCGGCCACGTTCTGCAGGTTAGCCGGCAGCCGCACTGCGAGACGATGAACGTCGGCATCGACGGATGGCTCGTTGCCACCGCCATGACGGCCACGACTGCCCTGCACGAGATCTGTGAGCGGCTGCGGCTTGAGGCTTGCGATCGCAATCAGCCCACGCTCCCGAAACGCTTCCGCGACCGCGTGCACGCCATCGCCGACGGGAGGGACGACGCATGACCCACAACCTCGCCCCCCTCGCCGCCGCCGGCTGCCGATTCGTCCGCCTGGCCCGTGGTGAGAAACGCCCGCTCGGTGCCGCCTGGCAGCACCGCAGCACGGACAACCTGGAAACGGTCGCCGCCTGGCTCGCCGCCCGTTCTAACGTCGGCCTGTTGCTCGGCCAGCTTTCCGGAGTTGTGGACGTCGAATACGACAACCCGGCCGGCCGCGACCAGCTCTCGGCATTCGGCGTCCTCGACCTGCCGACGCCAACCTGGCGATCGGCCCGTGGGGAGCACCGCCTGTTTCGTTGGGAACCGTGGATGCCCACCACGGCCGTGGTGCAGGCCGACGACCTTGAGATTCGGATTGGCGGCCGGGCGGCTCAGTCCGTGCTCCCGCCGTCGATCCACGCGGGCGGACAACCCTATGAATGGATCGTGCCGCCGTGCTCCGTTGCCATTGCGGCCTTTCCTGCTCAACTGCTGGCACAGGAGGCTATGGCATGAAACCGTTTTTTTCGATCCGCATAGAGTTCAACCCGGCCGACTCCGAAGACGAAACGCACCGCGATTGCTTCGCGATCCGCAAGACAATCGCACGCCAGATAACCCCATGCCCAACATGGAGTGCCAACGCAAAGAAGTGCAAGGCCCAATTGAGGGAAGATACTGAGCACGTCGTGCAGGCTATCACCAGCTCTATTGAGGAGTTGAGCCGAGACGCGAAATGGACGCTTCCCGACTTGATTGAAGACATAGTTTTTGAACTCGCGAACGGCGCGGTTCTTGAGGAGCAAGTCCTAAGACTTGCCGGAATCGCCGTGCCAGAATGCTCTGACGAGTTTTTAGACCAGCTCCAAAAGATCATCGACAGCGAGCGAGCGAAAACCAAACCGGAGCCGCAGGCATGATCCGCGACGCCGTCCGTGCCGCGCTCGTGGTGGCCGTGGCCGCCGCCCTCGCCTCGATCGTCGTCGAGGCCCGGCAGCGGCTCGCGATCATCGACCTGGCCCACCGTGCCACGGCCGTCGGACAACCGATAGCCGCGATGCCGCCCCAGGCCGGACAACCCGGCTACGGACAACCCGAGGCCGGCCCGCTGCGGCGGTTCGGCCGGGCGACCCTCGACCTGGCCGACGCCGCCATCGGCATCGTCCGTTAGCCGCGGGCCGCCTGACCCACCATGCCGCGCAGCTTGATCCGCCAACGCGGATCGCTCCACCACAGATCCATCACGGCTATCGAAATACTGACCACGGCCCCCGACAGCACAAGGTGCCAGAGCGGCCCAACCCCGTGCCGGGCCTCCCATTGCTCGCGAACCTGGGCCCGCATCAGCGTCATCGCGTGCTCAAGCGATTTGTGGTGCCGCCCGCCGGCCAGCTCAATCTGTTCCAGGTGGTGGTGCGGCCAGTGACGCACAACGAGCCTGGTCAGCTCATCGACCCGCCAGTCCTGAGCGTAGGCCACCCGCGACCCAAGGCGGTAGCGAACGTGGGCCGCCAGCTGCTCAATGTCGCCCATCGTCACCTCGCGGGCGGACACTGGCCGGTCGGGCACGCCGGCTGCGGCGCCGCCGCGGCCTTTGCCGGAGGAGCAGGGGAGACTGCCATGCTCGAGCGAGCGACCGCCACCGCGGCCGCGGCCCGCGGGTGAGCGTCACGTACAACGTCCGGATCGGCCGACATCCACGCCAACCACGCCAGGATGAACTCCCACATTAGAAACTCCCCCCGTGGTCGAGCGTCTGGAAGCCGTCTTCGCCAACCGGAGCGTGATGCACGAGCTGCGAATGCTCCCGCGATCGCGGGGCCGGCTCGGTCAGCCAGAGAAACCACAGGCCGTAGCGGGCCGTCGTGGTCAGGAACCGAAGCACTGGACGGTCGCGACGCGGCTGAACCGGGGATATCGGCGACGCGGCGAAGACGAAGCCGACCGCGAACGCGATCACACACGCTGCCGCCATCACGATTTTGTTACCGCTCATTCGCTGCTCCCGCTTGCTCAAGGACGTAAATCAGAATGACCGCCACGATTACGCTGCCGACCAACCCGGCCGGGTGGCCGCCGAGAAAAACGCCGCCGATCATTGAGCCCGCGATTCCGACGCCGATGGCCGGCATCCACCCGCCCGGCAGCCGGCCGGGCATGAACCATTTCGCGAGGCCGCCGACCATGGCACCGAACAGCAGCCAGAGGAGGATGGACGTCATGCGGGCCTCACGGTGAGAGTGAGAACGCGCCGGCCGCCAACCTGGCCGCCGGCACACGCTTTGGGAACCGCTCGGCCGCAGGCTGCAGCCAATCGTGGTGATTCAGCTCCCGCCACTTCCAGCCATCCACGGAACCGATGGCCCACGAATCTTCCTGCGACAGGATCCGCTCGACGACCGGTCGCCTGGCCCAAAACATTCCGCTCGGCTGATCGGCCGGGAATTTGCCTTGGTAGGTGATGTATTGCGGCCCCCAGCTATTGCAGACCAGTGCGGCGTCGATGCCGTCGGGGGCATTCTTTGCAAAGCGAATACCTACGATCGCCATTTGGTGAAACCACGTCCCGGACGCTTCACAGACGCCCATGGAATTTGCCGTGGTCGAAAACCCTTGACTCGAGGCGATGGTCACAGGGAAGCCGGCCGTCACCGCCGCGGCCAGCTCGGCCCAGGTGCGAACCTGTACGACGTGCTTGCAGGGGTGGCGCTTTGCCACGGCATCGAGTCGGCCGCGATCCCCTTGGCCGCCGCAGCCGTAGGCTCCCCACGCCTTCGCTCGGTCTGGCGAATAAGTGACCAGCGAATAGCCAAGGTCTGGGAAATCCTCGCGGTAGACCACGCCCCAATCCCGTAGGAATTTTGCACAACCCCAGCCCGTGGAGCCGTCGGAAAATCCGCCCAGCGGAGCCGCCCCATCGCCGGGCTTGCCACGCCCCTCGACGCGGCTGCCCCCATAAATCGCTTCGGAGCACGGCATCCGCGGGGGCTCGGCCAGCCGCCCCATATCCCAATCCACGCTCTCGGCCGCGTAGACGGCGTGCATGGCACCCCACGACGTGCAGTCGCCGATGCCCTGGCGGCCGACGACGAACGGCGTCCCGTACCGGGCTCGGTGAGCGCGATCCATCTGCCGATAGAGGAACGTGTCCGTTTCCGTGGCTTTCTCCATGCACTCGCCGGCCGCGTCCTGGAAGAACTTCTCGGCCCCAAGCTCGCCGAGAAACCGCTGCGTGCCCTCCGGGTCCGGGACGTAGCCAAACCGCTCGGCGCCGCCGACAACGACCCGCTCGAGCCGCAGCACGGCCCGACCGAGGAGGAACACGGCCAGCCCGATGAGGATGGAACTGACGAAATAGTGAGGCGAGAAATAGTCGGACTTATCGCGAGACATCGGCTGCAGCCCTCCCGATCTCGCGATAGCACGACACCCACTTCGACCGCTGCTCCTGGCCGACCGGCCCGCCGGACGTGCCCAGCTGCTCGGTCAGATACTTGTCGAGCACCTCACGCACGCGAGGCTGCCGGTCGCCGATGGATTCCCCGCGGCAGAGTAGGGCACGGGTGCGTGTCCGCAGCTCGTCGAAGGCCGCGGCCGTCCGCAGGAACGGCTCGGATTGCATCCCGTCGTGCTCGATCTCAGACGCGATCTCGTCGGCATACCCGGCCAAGGTGGCCGCATCATCGGCGGCCGACGGCCCGACGAACTTGCCGCGGAGCACCAGGCCGTTTGGCGGCTGCGGCGCCGGAGTCGGGGCACCGACCGGCACGGACAGCAACAGTGCCACGGCCGCACACGCCGCCAGCCCGATGGCAATCGCTTTGCGTTGAACGTCGCTCATTTGTCGCTCCCTGCCACCAATGCCAGCGTCAACGTGTCGATGGCGGCTTTCTGTGCGTCTGCCAGCGCCTCGGTCTGAATCAGCCGCTTCCGAACGTTCGCCAGGTCGTCGATCGCAGCGGCGTAGGTCGGGCCGGCGGGCGGCTTTGCCGGCAGCGACGGCTGCACAACGAACGACAGCGGCCGCGATTTCGGCCAGAACGCCACGGCCACGGCGGCACAGATCATCACGACGGCGGCGGCAATCATGCGGCAGACCTCACGAGCGGAAGGAGAGATTCCAGGGCACCGCTCGCGATCGCGAGCACGATGAATCGCACGGTCGGCCGGATGGCGAACCAGATCGGATATGCCGCCATCGGCACCAGGCGGCCGGCCACGGCATCAAACAGCCCGGCGACAGCCTCCATGACCAGTTCCTTTTTCTCCGGCCCGGTCAGGCTTCGAACGTCGTCGAGGCTCGAGGTAGCGACGTGGAGTAGCGACACAAGAATCTCCCCGAACTCGTCCCACGACAGCCCGTCGGCGGCCTTGGCCTTAGCGTCCGCGACGAACGCATTGACGCGCAGCACGAAGTCGGCACAGTCCGCCGCGTCGGTCATCGGATCAGCCCCTTGTCCCAAAGCTCTTTTGCCGTCGTCACGTTGCACCCCAGCTCATAGGCCAGCAGTTCCCAAAACGTGACGGACGGCTGCGGCCGGCTTGTGATGCACCCGATTCCGGCGTGCTTGCAGGGCGTGTAGTGAATTTGCTCGCCTTGGCCCGTGGACGCCAAAGCCTCGCGGCCGCCGGCAGACCGGCGGAACGACGACTCGTAGCTCCGCGATCGTGAAATCATGCCGGGGCTCCTGCCCCTATTGTACGCCCGTTCAGTATTTGCCACGGCTGCACAACTCCCTGAGAAACCAACGATGAAAAATCAGACCGATGCCGCGGAGAACGCGGCCTCAACGGCGGCCCGCAAATCATGCAGGCTGCCGTCGTTTCGGATCACGCGATCGACGAGATCGGAACTCACGCCGGCCTCGCTGGAATGAGCGTCGGCAGCAGCGTCTCCGGATCGCTCCACCCTCCATACCTCGCCACCAGGAAACGCACGGATGGCCTCGGCCTCGTTCCCAAACCGGACGTCCGCAACCGCGATCGTCTTCACGCCGCCGTTGGCGAGTTGCTCAACGCGCCGCTCTAGGAGGCGAATCCACACGCCGTCACCGACGGTATCTCGGCCCCATTCGGTGCCCAGGGTTTGGAGCAACTGCCGCACCGTTTTGCCCAAGCCGGACACGACTGTCGCCTTGTATCCCTGGTCGCGGAGGAGCGACTCCGGAACGCCCAGCATGACGGCCAGCATGGCATACATGGGATC